CGCTGCCCTGCTCGTCCACGAACAGCCCGCCGGTGCCGGCATCCAGGATGGCCAGCTTGCGCAGGTAGGGTTGCTCGACGTCCTCGACCCAGTTCGGCGCCTGGGTGAGCACCGGGAAGCCGCGGTAGGCGGTGCCGCCGGTGGCCGCCGGCCATGCGCTGTTGCCGATGCACTCGAAGCGCAGCCGGCCGTAGCTGGTATCGCCGGTGAAGCGTGACAGGCGCACCTCATCGGGCAGGATGCAGGCCCGCAGCGGGAACACCTCGGCGCCGGCCGGCCAAGCGCTGGCCAGCGGATCGGCCAGCGTCAGCTGGTCGTCGGCCACGGCGTCGATCTGCGCCAGTTCGAAGTCGTGCGGCCCGGTTGCGATGCCCGCCCAGCCGCCGGCCGCGAAGTCGCGGGTGGTCGTGTCGATCGGGATCACCGTGGCGCCGGCGGTCAGGCCGGCGCTGAGCGTCTGGCTGTCCATCCACACCGGCACGGCGAAAGGCCGCGCCTGCCAGTGGTGCAGCAGGTTCTCCGCGCTGCGGCGCTCGCGGGCCGTCAGCAGGGTGCCGAACTCGAAGCTCCGGCGCGGGAACTCGCGCAGCTTGATGCGCTGCTCTTGGCCATTGAACGACGGGATGACGTCGGTCCACCACTCCAGGCGCTCGAGCACCATGCCGTCCGGCCGGTAGAGCCAGGGCGTCGCGATGACGCCGTCGATCGTGATCTCGGCGGGCATGTCAGGCCAGCTTCTGCCGCACCGCCCCGGCGTTGCGCTCGATCACGTTCAGGATGGTCCGCTCGCCGGCGCTCGAGGTCATGTAGTCCTGCACCAGCGCCGGGTCGATGACGTTGATGATCCGCGTCCCGCCGCCGCTGGCGCCGCCGTTCGCCGCGTTGCGCGGGTCGGCGCGAGAAAGCACCTCCTCGCCCGTCTGCAGCACCGCCGGAACCTCGCCCGGCTTCAGCCCCACCATGCCACCGCTGTGGAAGCGCGGCGCGCCGGCGAACAGCCATGCGGGCATCTGGCGCGTCGGGCCGGTGCCGGCCATGCCGCCGGAGTGCTTGACGTTGGCGCCGACCGACATGCCGGCGGCCACGGTGCGGCCGAGGCCTGGATAGACCGCGTCCAGCAACTGCAGCACCAGATAGGTCGCCAGCGCCCTGGCCGCGATCTGCGCCATCGACTGCGCGAAGCCGCGCACGAAGTCGCGCAGCGCATCGCCGGCGGACTTGCTGCCGCTGGCCAGGTCGGTGAACAGGTTCGCCAGCGCATCGACGCCTGCGCCTGTCGCCGTGCGTTCGATGTTGGCCTCCATGTCGGCCAGGGCGGCGCGCAGCTCGTCCTTCACCTTCTCGATCGGCGGCCTCGCGTCCTCGGCCATGCGCTTGAGCGCGTCGCCGACCCGGTTCGCTGCTTCGATCAGGGCCGGGTCCTTGAGCGTCGCGGCCAGCGCCTGCAGCTCGGCGTTCACCGGCGCCAGGCTGGCCGCCGCGCCTGCCGTGGCCGCGCTCTCCTCCTGACGGCCCTGCGCCGGGGTGATGGCGCCCAGCCGCACGCGGTTGTCGATGTCGGCGCGCCGGCGTTCAAGTTCGGCGATGAAGCGCTCGGCCTGCGCGCGCAGCTCGTCGAACCGCGCCTTGGCCACGCCGGTGTCGATCAAGCCGCGAATCAGGCGCACACCGGTGGCGTTGCCGTCGGCCTCCAGCCGCGCCAGCAGGTCGCGGAACTGCGCCTCGAGCCGGATGCGCTCGGCGTCGGCGGTGCGGCCCTGGTTCTCCAGCTCCTGAGCACGGGCCTGCGCCAGCTGCTGCTCGAGCTCGCGCGCTGCGGCGGCCTGCTCGCGCTGGATGCGGCGCTGCACGTCGCCCTTCTGGCGCTCCAGCAGCTCGATCTCGGCCAGTGCCTTGACGCGCTCGACGCCGCCAGCGCCCGCGCGCTGCCGCTCGACAGCGATCGCTTGGTCGAGCGCGGCCAGCTCCAGTTCGCGCCGGCGGGCGTAGTAGGCCTCGGTCGAGATCTTGGCGTCTTCGAACAGCTCCTGCAGGATGGCGATCTGGCGCTGCGACGAATCGCGCAGCAGCTTCTCCTCGGCGTCGAGCTGGGCCTTGCGCTGGGCTTCGGCCTTTCGGGCGGCTTCCTTGTCGGCGGCCAGCTTGAAGGTGCCAGGGCTGAAGCCGTCCGGCCGCTGCCGGCGGGCCAGGCGTCTGGTCTCCAGCACCGTATCCCGCCTGTTGGCGGCATCGGCCAGCACGCGATCGCGCTCGGCGAAGGTGTCGTCGTTCAGCTCGCCGGCCGCGGTGCGGATGGCGTCGAGCCGGCGCTGGAAGCGGGCGAACGACGCCTCCTGCGTGTCGCTGGTGAAGATGGCCTTGAAGTTGTCCTTGACGAAGGTGCCGTAGGCAAGGACCTTGTCGAAGAACGCCGCGATCTCCACGCCCACGACCCGCGCGAAGGTGCGCACCTGGATCGGGATGCTGGTGAAGGTCAGGCCCAGGTCCTTGGCAAGGTCGTTGCCCAGCAGGCTGATGTCCGAGGTTGCGCTCTGGAAGATCTCGACGGCCGCGCGCACGTCCTGCACGAACAGGTCGACAGCATCGCCCCACGCCGAGGCGAACTCGGCCGCATCGGCGATCAGCCGGTCGTCGCTCAGGGCGTCCGCCAGGTCCTTGATGACGCTGGCCAGGCCGCTGGTGGCGCCGCTGGCCTGGTCGAAGGCGCCGACCAGCTGCAGGCCGGCGTTGCGCAGCAGCGTGACCGACTGCCCGACGGTCAGCGGCAGCTCGGCGAACTGGCGGGCCACCTCGTCGCGCTGCGCCTGCAGGGCCTTGATGACCTGCTCGGCGGTGATCTTGCCTTCCTCGCCGTATTTGCGCAGCTCGCCGCGGGTGATGCCCATGCCCTTGGCGATCGCGTCGGCCAGCGCCGGCGTCTGCTCGAGCACGCTGTTCAGCTCCTCGCCGCGCAGGGTGCCGCTGGCGAGGCCCTGCCCGAGCTGGATCAGCGCGGCCTCGGCAGCCTGCGCGCTGGAGCCGGACAGCTGCACGGCCTGGTTCACCGTCTCGACGACCTGCAGCAGCACCTCCTGGCCGACGCCGGCCTCCTTGGTGGCCTGCGCGATGCGCGAGTAGAGGTTGATCGTCTCGCCCAGGCTGCTGCGCGTGCGCTGCGCCAGGTCGAACAGCGCGACCTGCGCGCGGTTGTAATCCTCGGTGCTGGCGGTGACGAGCCGGATGCGCGCGTTCAGCGTGTTCAGCTCGTCGGCGGCGCCGATCAGCCGGACGGCGCCGGCCAGCGTGACGAAGCCGGCCACCAGGCGGCCGACGGTGCCGATCGCGCCGCGCGCGCTGCGCTCGAGGCCCGAGAAGGCCTGATTCGTGCCCGCCTGCTGGGCGGCCTGGCCGACGGTGGCGAAGTCCTTCCGCAGGGCGGCCAGCGCACCCTTGATCTCGGTGAGCTCGGCACCGATTCGGAACTGGAGGTCAGCCGCCACGCTTCAGCCCTTTCACGTAGCCCTTCCAGGCCTTCCCGTCTGCCTGCGCCATCCTGGCCGCGATCGCATCGCCCAAGCGGCGATCACGCTGCTGCCGCTCGACCGCCTTCAGGAAATCGCCGACCTGCGCGACGGTGAGCTCGCGGACCTCCGTGAACGACCAGCCGGCCCCGATCAGGGCTTGGATGCTGTCTGCCCAGCCCCAGGATTCATCGCCGCGGCCGTCTTCAGGGCTGCGGTCAGCCGGCCGCGCAAAAAATCCTTGTTCGCGGCGACGACCGCCAGCAGCAGTTCGCCGATCTGCTCGATCGTCGAGTCGTGCAGCGCTGCAGCCGGTGCGCCGGTGGCGGCGGCCAGCGCCTCGACCGCCTGCTCTGTGTGCGACTCCAGCAGCGCCAGCACGGCGCCCACCGTCAGGCCGCCCGCGATCAGCGTCTCGATCTGCGCCGACAGCGGCCGCACGGCGCGCGCGAAGGCCGGGATCTGGCCGACCTTCAGCGGCTTGACGACCACGCGCTGCGCGGTGCCGTTGCCGGCGTCGCCGATGTCGACGGCGCCCAGCGGCAGCGGCTCGATCGCGCTGAACTCGTCGCGCGTCACGGCGTTCACGCCTGGATCTCGACCTTGAAGTATTGGCTGATGCCGGCGCCGACGATGCTGGTGTCCTTCAGCAGCTTGCCGGTGACCTCCATCGCCGCATACTCCTCGCCGATCAGCGCCAGCTGCGCCAGGGCGCCGACCTTGACGCGCCAGGCGCGCACGCGGGTGCGCTTGCCGCTGCGGGCTTCGTTCAGGCCATCGAACAGCAGTTCGTATTCC